GCGGCTTCAGTTTCCAAGGCCTTGGGATTTTCGTGGTTTTTGAAAATCCCTTCCCGCATGCCCTGCGGTACTACAGTAACCATTCCATTACTTTTGTTGTTCATAGTCAACTTTCTTTTTAAAAATTTGTCGCCTTATATCTCCGTCTCTTCAGGACGAGGAGGATGTCAAACATTTGAATGTGATGAAACATGAACCCGTCACAAGATGACACACAAGAACTAACCAAAAAGTTTTTTGTCAAATGCCGTGACGACTTCCCGTTCTTCGCACGAAAATCATTAAACATCAGGGACAAAGAAGGATCCGTACAAAAGCTTTATCTGAATCAAGCCCAACTTCATATACACGATCGTCTTCAAAAGCAGAAGCAAACCAAGGGATATATACGGGCTATTATTCTCAAAGGTAGACAACAAGGAGTCTCTACCTACGTTCAAGCGAGATTTTTGTGGAGATTGTTGCACTCTAGAGGACTCAAAGCTTTCATTCTTACTCACCTAGCATCGGCGACTAAGAACCTCTTCGACATGACCAAGAGATATGTGAAGGGGCTCCCTCTGTACAAGCCGACCCTCGGCAATAGTAACGTCAACGAGATGCAATTTTCAGGGCTAGAGTGCGGATACAAGGTGGGCACCGCCGGGAGTCAAGGTATTGGTAGATCAGACACACTACAGCTCTTCCACGGATCCGAAGTCGCTTTCTGGGACAATGCAGAGAGCCATCTTGCGGGTATCTTACAAACGGTGCCGGATACTCAGGGTACAGAGATCATCTTAGAGAGCACGGCTAACGGAACAGGCAACATATTTCACACCATGTGCATGGAAGCATCCATAGGCAATAATGACTTTGAGTTGATTTTTGTACCTTGGACAATGCAGAGTGAGTATGCAATATTCGAAGGAGAGGATCTTGTACTCACCGATGAGGAAAAAATAATACAAGACAGGTATAAGATTAACGAAGGCCAATTGAGGTTCAGGCGCAAGAAGGTATCACAACTAGGGGATGTTCGAAGGTTCAGGCAAGAATATCCTTTTTCCATTCAAGACGCTTTTGTAGCCGATACAGAAACCAGTTTTATAACCGTCACTGAATTGGACAAAGCCAACAGGCCTGAGAATCCCATACAAAGCGATAAGGAGGGAGCGTTGATACTCGGCATAGACCCGAGCGGAAAAGGCAAGGATTTGACGGCATATGCGTTTAGATGCGGAAGAATACTTGCCGAGTGTGACACGCTGCCTAAGCGTATGGATACCATGGAGCAAGTAGGAGACTTAGCAAAACTCATAGACAGGATAAGCCCCGACAAAGTATTCGTGGATATCGGCGGGGTAGGAGCTCCCATCTATGACAGGCTTAAAGAAAGAGGATACCGTATGGTTCAAGGTATTAACTTTGGTGCTAAGCCTGACGATCAGGAACGCTACGCAAACAAACGAGCGGAAATGTATGACAGACTTAAGCGTTGGTTCAACGATCCGCCTTGCCAAATACCTAATAGCCAACAACTCGATGCTGAACTGATGATGATGGAAGAATCCCTCAACAGTAGCGGCAAGTTACAACTGTCCCCGAAAAAGAATTTAGCTTTCTCGCCTAATCTTGCAGATGCATTTGCCTTGACCTTCGCACAGATAATAACAATAAATAATTATAAATATAACACACAGGTTAATTCTTCGGCAAATATGGATTGGAATCCATACAATCTATGATTAAAAACATTCCTGATAGAGACTATTATATTATTTTTAGAAGGCATAAGTGGGGCGAGCCTACTTGGTTATGGTCTCTGATGATATGGTTTTTAGTATGGCGACACAGAGATTACGGACATATGGATGTACTATGGGAAGAAGAAGAGAATCTAATAGTCGGCATGAGCACGAGCCCGTGGCAGATAGGCATTCAAATGGCGGTATCGGATTTAGAAGTTGAACTTAGAAAATACAAACACATAGACGCTACAGGCATAATTAAATTCAGAAGCATCACGGAAAAAGATAATAAAAGGCAAAGAGGCCTCATTAATTGTGTTACATGTACAAAAGCTTTATTAGGGGTACGCAATCCTTTTGTGATTAGCCCCTACGGACTCTACAGAAAACTTTTAAAACTAGGAGGAAAACAGATATGGCACAAGCAGCAGTCCCGTTAATCGGTGCGGCCATCGGAGTATTTGCCGGTTCTCGGGCATCAAAACGACAGCGCAGAGCACAGGATCAAGCACAAGCTCAACAACAAAGATTAATTCAAGAGCGTGAGGCGAAAGTCTCAGCACGAGAAGAAGCCGAACGCAAGAAGCAAAGCGACCAACGCAAGGCAAGGCTAGGTGCTAGAGCGGGACTCGGTAGACGATCGCTATTTTTTGATAATGATTTTACCGGGGGCAATCTTAGAAATACATTAGGATAAAGTTTAGTTTTAAATTTGGTCGTTACTTAGTTACCCCTAACTTTTTTAAATAAATGGATCCATCCACGATACTTAGGCGTTATAAATGCGCAGAAGACGCCCGCAACCAGTTTAGGGGTATGTATGAGCGCTGCTATGAACTTGCGGCCCCCAACAAGAATGCCTATGAACGAGCGGCGGGTAACATCAAGAGCCCGTATGTCTTTGATTCTACGCCGGCCATAGCGATGGATTCGTTCGTTAATACGATGATGAATACCGTAACACCAACGCATACACGTTGGGCAGACTTAGAAGCGGGTGACGGTTTAGTAGGCCAGTTTTTTATTCTTAACGGTATCAACCCATCAAAGGAAGAAGAGGACCAGCAGCGGAAAAAATACAATGAGGATCTAGGCCGGATTACGGAGTCGTTATTTGCCTATATGAACGCAAGCAATTTGTACTCGGCTTTAGGTTCTATGTATTACGACGTAGGAATAGGTACGGGATTTTTACTGGCAATGCCGGGTGATGTTCGAAAGGGCGTGGGATCTCCCTTAAATTATAGAGCGATGCCCCCCACGGTGATGTCGATTGAGGAAGGATCCTTCGGAGAAATAAGTGCCGTTTTTAGAAAGATCAATGAACGACATAGGGACATTAAACAAGAGTGGTTGGATATTAAGTCTTTGGGCGACCAAGAAGACGATGAGAAAGTCGAACTTTTAGAAGCCACGATCTTTAATCCTGATATAGGTAGGTGGGATTATTTTGTGCTACACGAAAGCAAGATCGTTGTTAAGCGTGAATATCGTTCAAACCCTTGGATCGTTTTTCGTTGGGATGTGATAAGCGGGGAGATATGGGGTAGGGGGCCTATGATCAAGGCGCTACCTGATGCCCAACAGCTTAACGCATCCAGAGAGATTTCAATACGAGCTAATCAGCTAAGCGCATTCGGAGCATACATGGGGATCAGCGATGACATAGTTAATACAAATATGGTGCGCATCGTTCCCGGAGCGGTTATACCCGTGAAAAGGAATGCGGGCCCGAGCGGACCGACTTTGGCTCCTTTGCCGTCTGTAGGTAATATCAACGCACAGCTGCTGCAAATACAGGAGCTCGAAGCAAAGATAAGAAGACTTTTATTGGATGACAATCTACCATCCCCGGACAGTCCGAAAATGACGGCAACCGAAGTTATTGAAAGAGTTAGAAAAATACAAAGAGATTTCGGGGCGGTCTTCGGGCGTATTTCTTATGAGCTTTTACAGCCTATACTTCAGAGAACGTTTGACATACTTGTATATGATAGAGGCCTTATACCGATCCCCGAACGCATAGCTCAAGTCTACAATCGCATAGATGGATTTAGCATTAAGATGAAGATCATTAGTCCTATTGCTCGATTGCAAAGCATGCAAGACGTAGAGTCTATGATGCAAGTGATACAGATTATAGGCGGCATTGATCCAAACATGCTAGCGGCGTCTGTTAAACTCGAAGACCTTCCCGAGTGGATCGCAGATAAGCTCGGAGCTCCTAATCGTTTTATACGAAGTGCACAAGAAAGAGAAGATTTTGTACAAGCCCAACAAGAGCAAGCTATGCAACAGGCACTCATACAACAAGGACCCACACAGGAAGAAGAAACCTTATAGTTTATGCTTACGGATAAATTAAGATATAAAATATCAATAGATTTTGCGGGATCTTATACAGTAGATGAAAAGGATAAACCCTTGCTATCGCTTAGGATCTACATTTACGGAAATTATGAGAATCCACCTAAACAATACGGAATTAATCTCTCGAGCATACCGAGTAATGAGTATGACTATGTCGCACAAGACTTAGGCACTCAGATCAAAAGATGGATCCTAATGAAATATCCCGAAGAAGGAGACGAAGATTTTGATCCCGTTAAATATCTCAAAGACAATCGTAAACTAAGAGAGAAGTTTGAACGATACTTGGAGTGTAAGATAGAAAGCATTAAAAATTGTGGTATGGATTCTGTTGAAATGAATTATCAACCCAAGGAAATTTATGCCTATTGATCAATTCGATACACGCTTGAGTTTAGATAACTCCTACAAGGTAAATGAGGAAGTCCAGAAGAAGCAACAGGAAGAGATTCGCAAGAAAGCTCTCATGTACCAAGAGATTTTAGACAAGGGAAACGGTAAAAAGATTGTCGACGATCTTAAGCAAACCTTTTTGGCAAACCCTAGTTATATGCCCGGGTATAATACAAATGATACATGTTATTTTGAAGGACAAAAAGCAGTTCTTAATTATATTATGTACTACTTGAACTTTAAATAAACCCAACCCAACCCAACCTAATCAAATCATGAATGAAGAGATCGCACAACCTCAAGAAGCCGAAGATACGTCAACAACTGAATCATCTCAAGTTAACGAACAAAGCTTATTAGCTCAAGAGCCTCAGGTAGTTGAGAGCAAAGAAGAGACTCAGTCTCAAGTAAGAGAACGCCCGGATTATATTCCTGAAGATTATTGGGATACCGACAAGGGAGAACCTAAGTTGGAAGATGCTTTTAAAAAGATGCAAGAGGCCAACGAGAAAGCCGACAAGCTAAGAAAAGTACTCAGCAACAAGAAATCTTTTGAAGAATACAAAAAGGCTGAAGGTGAACAGGTGGAGTCAGAGGGAGTTCCCCAAGAGTATAAGTTTGATGACGTTAGCCCCGAGCTTATGGAAAAGATAACTGAAGGGGAGTTGAACTTATACACCCAAGCGGCAAAAGAAAGTGGTCTTAATAATGAGCAAGCCGCTAAACTTTTAGAAACTTACAGCTCGGAAATTATTGAGGCTCAAAATCAAAACCGACAAGCGGAACTTGAGAAACTAGGTCCCGAAGGAGAATCTTTGCTAGGTAGCTTATACGAGTATGGACAAGGGCGCGTAAACGCTAAGATGTTTAGCGACGAAGAATTTAATGCTTATCAGAATATGATTAGCACTGCTTCCAATGCACGGATACTTGGGAAGATCATAGAAATGACGGGAGAAAAGCCCATACCTGTAAGCGTACGAGCAAATAGTGATACACAATCATTACAAGACGCAAAATATGAATTGATGGATGCGCTCAGAAAGGGTAATAGAAAAGAAACTCGTGAAGTGAAAGAAGCACGTGAAAAGCTGGCGAGATTAACTCAATGACTCTAACGAATGACTCTCAAAAAAAACGGACACGTCGCCGTGTGCCTAAGACTCTTAAAACATCTCAGGGGGTTGATGATGATACTATGCCCCTTAGTGATTTTGCTCTGGCATTTAAAGCGTATCAAAAGCTTACACCAAGTCAGAAAATGAGGTGGAAAGCTTTGTGTGAGCGCATTGAAGCAGACCCCCATAAGAAAGAAACTATTTTGTTGATGCTAAATAGAAATTAATATTTAGTATTGACATAACTAATAGTTTGTACTAGAAACAACTTTAGTTCTATTACAGCCTTTCCCTTGATGCCGAAGGCAGAAGATTTCTCCCAAGAGGCATAGGCAGAGACTGAATATATTTCAGAAGCCGTACCATTAGTACGCCCGATGAATGAACAAAACCCTAAGTAACAATGATGTTAGTTAAGTTAGTTTAACTAACGTTAAGCGGCATTTGCGTTACTTGTTCTACATTAACTCGAAATATATTTTAATTATGGCTGATAATATATCGTTAGCTTTCGCGACCGAATTCGCCGCACGTGCGGAAACGGCGTTTCAAGACATCCAAAAACTGGATGGGACAACCCAAGAACAAATGGATGTTGTCGGCAAGTTTGTCCAATTTGTACGTGTTGACAAAGGTGTTGCCGTTCCTCATACAAGAAATTCAGTGCTTCCTAATGCCAATCTAGGCACTACGGTGGCGACTGCGGAAACCACGGACTATGACTTTTCACAGCTCATAGATCCTTTTGACCAAGCCAAGGTGCGTTGGTCTATGATGGACCCCTACTGTAAAGCGATTGGTTACGGTCTAGGAAGACGTAGGGACCAAATGAAACTCGATGCTATTGAAGCGGGAGCTACTCAAACAGTAGCTGTAGACTATGGAAGCACCGGCACCAACACGGCTTTGAATGCTGAAAAGATCAACAGAGCTCGTGCACTGCTACTAAAACAGGGTGTGCCTGACGCTGCGGGTAAATGGCATGCGGCTATATCCGCTGAGGCTCTTGAAGGCGCGCTCAATGATAACAAGATCGGAAACTATGATTTCAATGTTATCAAGGCTTTGTACGAAGGCAGCATGAAAGAATACGCCGGCTTTATGTTCCATGTAATTGCGGATCGTGCGGAAGGTGGACTACCTACGGACGCTAACGGCTATAGGAAATGTTATTTCTGGTACGAAGATGCCGTCGGTTACGGTCAGAACATCAATGAAGGTATGGACGGCATGTGTCGGATTGACTGGGATACATCCTACGGTGCGTGGAGAGCTCTAGGTAGACTCGGCGGAGGCGCTAAAGTCATTGAGGACGAAGGCGTAGTCGAAGTACTCGTAGATGAATCTAAAGCTGCTGAATAACTTTAATTGAAAGGAAAAGAATATGGCATTTATATTAGACAAAATGGCAACCATTAGGGCTGCCGACAAATCCGCTAACAGCTATGGTAAATATACATACAGGACTACGGACGCGCGAGCGACTGTCCTTGCGAGTAATTACTTTAGAGACGGTTATACATTGGTCCCTAATACGGATACGGCAACGACTACAAGCACGGGTTTCCAAGATTGCGCTCCTAAGTTTTATGTAGGAGACATTATTGAGATCCAACAAATAGACAGTTCTAACCGACCTTTAGATGAATATCAAGTGGTTGTGGCTCATGTGGTAACGGGCGGTAGCGCCGTTGTATACGTGGAAGAGATGCAAGCCGACGAAATCGTGGCAGTCGGTCAGCTGACGGATATTTCTACGGCTTCTAACGTGGATATCGCCTTCGGACAAGAAGTGGAACTTACTCAAGTAACTACCTATCTTGGAGGAGCAATTACCGTTGCCGATGCTGCAATCACTGTTAAGGAAGATAGCTCTTCAGGTGATACGGTAGAGGGCGGTTCAATTACTGTTGCATTCACCGGGTCCGCAGCCGGAGATAAAGACACTTCAAATCCTTACGCACAACGTACGGCGACCACATTTAATGTGGCCAGTGACGGAGCATCGACAGGTACGCAAACTCTTGATATTGTTCTAAGAGGTCGTGTAGTTGAAGGTAAAGTTGAGAAGGTAACGATTCGTATTCCTGATATTTCAACAGCTTCAAGCGCAGATACTATTGCATGTCCTGTAAAAGGAACTATCAAGAAGATCGAGTCTACTTTGCAAGGGGCAATTACCGTGGGCGACGCTGCAATTACCACTAAGATTGGAACACCCGCAGCGGGCACCAATATTACCGGAGGTGCTTTAACAATCGCAAACGCGAGTTCCGCAGCCGGAGATATTGATACAGCCACACCCACGGCCGCTAATGCGGTTGACGAAGGAGAGCTGCTCAGTGCGATTTCAGACGGAGGTTCTACCGACGCTGCCGCACTTTATGTAACTTTCTATATCATGCGATAGCTTGATTGATTAAGGGGACTTGGGGGCTTTTAACACTTAAGCCCCCTTCTTACCCGATAATTTTTACAGTTTAAATTATGCCGGTAACTAAGGTAGAAATTGCTAATAGGGCACTTACCAAAATACGAGCACAACCCCTGACTACGTTTCAAGACGGCACGGCACAAGCGGACGTGGTTGATCAAGTCTATGACAGTTTCGCACAAAATATTTTAACGATAGGCAATTGGCATTTTGCCACGAAGAAGCAACAGCTCTCGCAATCTACGACAACTCCCATCAACCAATGGTCTTACATTTACAATCTCCCCGCTGACTTTTTAAAACTGATTACCGTTTGGGATAGTTCGGGAACTCATATACTGAGCGTTAATGAGTTTGAGCTCTATGAAGAGAGAAATTTATATAGTAATCTAGACGGACTATGGATAGATTATCTTTATTATATTAATGAATCGTATTGGCCCCCCCATTTTGTAGAGTTTGCTATTACGGCATTAGCCGCAGAGTTGGCGATGCCTATAACGGGAGACGCTAACATGACTCAGCTTTACTATGCTCAAGCCTATGGTTCACCGGCTGACAACGGACAAGGTGGCTTATATGCTAAGTCGGCTCAACAAGACGCCATGCAAAACCCCAATGAGATGTTCAAGCTTGATTATCTGACAGGCTCTCGTTTCTCAATCGGAGGAGGTCTGGATGGCCGCTATCCCTATCTTTAACAAATGCCTACATTTAATTCTGTCCAGTACCAATTTACCAAAGGGGAGTGGGATCCTAGATTAAACGGACGTGGTAATTTGCAGCAATATTATGATTCGGCTGCACAGATGACGAATGTATTTCCGATACCCCAAGGAGGATTTACAAGGAGGCCGGCATTGGATTATCTAGGTAGCGTACGACATGTACTTGAAGAATATGACTCAGGAAATATTACGGCAACTGACCCTGATAATCGTAACAGCAATAGCGGCACTGAGTTGCCCTATCTCACTAACGGGAATTTATCTGATCGATATACGACCACGACTGCCGTGGGTACTATCGACCCTTACGAAGTCTTTCGATTTCAGCTAGCGTCATCACAAACGGTAGCCTTTGTGGACCTTGAACAAGTAGCTCTTTCAAGTGGTACGAGCACAGAATTTGTCGTACAATACGGACCCAACGGAAGTACGTGGACGACAGCGAGTACTTCCATATATTTAGATACCAATCAAAGAGACTATAGAGTAACTATAGACGCGGCGGCGACTTACATTAGGTTTGTAAGGGTAGGCTCCACGGACTTAAGCACGGCTGTTGTGAGCCTGAGCGAATGTAACGTCTATACGGAGAGCTCGACTATATCGGCGACCAAATGCTTTGCGTTTGAATTTAACGACGAGCAAGAGTACTTGCTGGTCATGAGCGATCAGAACATAGCGGTTTACTCAAATGCGGATTACGCTCTTAAAGCCAATATCCTATCTCCTTATACGACATCTCAAATTTCAGAAGTTAATTATACGCAAGCAAATGACTATGCGGTCTTCTTTCATAAGGATGTCAATTCTCATGAACTTGCCAGACAAGGAGCCGATGATCGATGGAGCCTTAATTCAATCGCATTTGAGAATATACCTCAGTTTGAATTCACGGAAAACAATAGTACTCCTACAGGTACACTGACACCGAGCGCCACGGAAGGTATTATAACCTTAACGGCCTCTGCGGGCACTCCCTTCGCTTCCGCTACGGCCGGGCAAAGACTAGTAGGTAACGGAGGTGTAGCCAGAATTCTTTCTACGCAATCAAGCACGGTTGTTAATGCCGTTACCATCTTTCCTTTTTATAATACGAATGCCATTGCTTCCGGGGAGTGGACATACGAGCAAGGCTGGGAAGACGCGTGGAGCTCTAGTAGAGGGTATCCGAGAGCGGGTTGCTTCTTTGAGCAGCGCTTAGTTATGGGTGGGCTTAAATCTCTTCCTTTTCATATTGCCGCAAGTGTAATACAGGATTACTATAACTTCGACGAAGGCACTTTAAATGCCAACGAAGCCTTTATATATCCTCTTAATGATGACAAAGCTAATGTTATTTATCATTTATATCCTCATAATATATTAGAAATTTACACTAGCGGAGGGATATTCGTTTCTAATACGGATAAGGAATTTACTCCGACAACCACTAAGATAACTCGTCAAGTCCAGTTGGGAGCGGAACAGAGTATACCCCCGCAAGAAGTACAAAACGGAGGGACTTTATTTGTACAAAAAGACGGATCGTCTATCGAAGAATTCATCTACCAAGACGAAACCTTAAGCTATGAGACAAGGCCTTTATCTTTATTATCCAGTCATCTAATAAACGATCCCGTAGATGCCACTCTAAGACGTGCTACGACATCCCAAGAGGCAAACTACTACCTACAGGTAAACTCGAACGGAAACCTTATTGTAGGCTGTCTATTGGCAAATGAGAATATTGCCGCATTTACGGAGCATGAAACGGACGGAAATTTCAAGAATGTCGAAGCTGTAGACGATGAAATGTATGCTGTAGTGGAACGAACAATTAACGGTACGGCCGTAAGATACTTAGAGAGATTTAATTTTGATCGAACTACGGATAGTAATATTTATTTGGAATTAGGAGACTCTCAACTCGATACCAAGAATTACGCAACGGGAAGTATTACGCCTTCGGCTCCTAACGGGGGGACGGCAGCCAATGTTAACGACGGAGACTTAACAACTTATTTGGAGACTACCACAAATATTTCAACTACGGATGACTATGTAGCCTTCTTATTTGATTTAGGATCCAATCAAAGCGTAGATTATATTTGGCTTAGGAATATTTCTTTAACTTCGGGATCGACTAATGAATTTCAAATAGAATATAGTACAGATAATTTTTCCTCAGATATCAACGTAGCCTCTAAAACAATAAGCTTAAGTACAACGGAGATCAGCGTAGAAGTACCTATAGGATCCTCAACAAGGTATATAAGACTCATACGTAACGGAACAACGGATCTTAGCACGGCTAAGCTAAAAATTGCGGAGGCTACGGTTTATTTAGACAAAGACGCAACCGTTTCAGGCTTGGATTATTTGGAGGGTAAGAGCGTTTGGACGATCATTGACGGGAGTGTTTACGGGCCCGAGACCGTATCAAGCGGATCTATTACTTTAGATGCTAATGTATTCACCGATATTGAAATAGGTCTTAATTACACGCCGACGGTGATTACCAATCCCATTGAATTTCCACAAGCAGGCCCGCTAATGGGTAAGGCGAAGTCGTTTAATGAGATGGTAGTGAACCTGTACCAAACACAACATATTTTAGTACAAGGGTACAATCCAATCAAAGAGGTTCTCGGAAATAGTAGTTCAACTACTTTAGGATCTTCTCCTACGTTGCATACCCAAAGGTATCGCATGCTTGGGTTTAGAGGCTGGGATGAACTCGGACAAGTAACAATAACGCAAAATTACCCTTTACGGATGACATTGCTAAATCTATATCTAGAATATAACGTAGGTAATAAATAGTATGTTTAGTAATTTATTTACATCACTAGGAAGTCTTTTTTCATCAGAAAACTTGCCGAATATTATAAGCACGGGGTTTAATGTGTATTCTCAATTGCAAGCGGCAAGAGCTCAAGAATCCGATTTTGAATTTCAAGCCGACATCTTAAGAAACCGGGCACGTTCTGAACAATTACAAGCTCGAGAAGAAGCGCTTAAGTTACGTAAGCAGGTACAAGCTGATATAGGCAGAGCACAAGCTATGTTTGCCAAAAGAGGCGTGATGCTCGGGGCCGGAGGAACACCGCAACGCGCATTTGAACAATCGCTTATTGAGCAGGAAGAAGACATCGACACATTACTTTTTGGAGCACGAGAGCGTTCTTCAGCACTGAGTTCTCGTGCTTCCTTTAGGCAAGCTAGAGGAGCGAGTGCGCGTGCACTGGGGTTTGCGTCTGCGGGCCAATCGTTGCTTCGTGGGTTTCAGGCTTTAGATTTCGGAGATTCTAACAGAAATTTGTAACTTTAGAAAATGGCTCAAGAGATACCCATTCATAGATCCCAATTAACTTCCAAGCCATTGAATGTGGATTTATCTAATGAGACATTGGCTCAAGAAAATGTGGCCTATGCTCAATCGGCTGCTCGTAATCAGCAAGAGACTTTAGAGTTATCTTTAAAGAACTCATATGCTAAGTATAAAAATTTAGCTCAAAGACAAATCTTTGAAGCTTTCTCAAATCACCCTACGGATCCTGAGCAGTTTGAAAAATCTGTTCGGGACCGTACCGGGGAGATTACCAAGGGGGCACCCTATGCGATCCGAGGCGAAATAGAGTCTTGGATAAACACGAACGCTATCGGGTATCTAGCTAAAGTTCAGAACAACCGAATGCGTGTGCTCAATGTGGACCTTGAGAAGGAAAAGCTTGGAGAAATCCAAATGAATTCGGAGAGTCTAAATGCTTTGGCAAGCGGTGTCATCTCGGACGATGAGCAGATTAGATCAGATTCTCTTACGAGTTTAGGAGGAAATCTGTCTAATATAATTGAGGCCTTCTCTACCGTGGGCTTGGATGGTCAACCTTTGTTTACGGCTAATCAGCAAGTAACGGGAGCAAAAAAGATCATGGACAAATTCTCTTTGTCTGTGATCCAAGCAGGTTATGAAAACAAAAAGACCCTAGAGGAAAAGATACAATATGTTGAGGATCTAGAAAACGGCAATATAAGTATACCCGCTCAAGGTCCTGACGGCACTATTATTGAGACCGATGCTTTAGGAGGGCTTACAAACGGGCAAGTAAGCTCTTTGGTTTCCAGGATGCAATCGGATATCAAGGCGACTCAAAATGAGATTGAAAAGCAAAACTATTTAAATTGGATACAGTCGACGGTGGACGGTACCGCGGTAGCTGATCCCGCGGATCCTGATTATAGGAAAGTAGTGAATGAGGCTTATTCAAATGTTCTGCGCCCTGAACTCAAAAATTTACCTTTAGACGCTCGAGCGGATCGAATGATTAAGTTTGTGGACGACAACGCTATGATGCCTAAGGTGATGGTTGATGAGCTCTCTACATGGATAAACAGCGGCAATGAACAACAAATGCTGACGGCGGCTAGATTCATAGGAAAAGCCAAACAAGAAAACTTACCCGCTCTAAGGTCATTTAACGATAAAGATTTAGCAAAAGCCTATGAGATGGAGCGGGCGATTAATGCCGGGATACGTCCACAGGAAGCTATGGATCTTATTCAAAAAATTCAGGATCCCGAAACAGAGGCAGTTTACCAAAACCGCAGGAGATTGTTTAATGAGAACCTTAAGCGCCGTAAGCCCGACTTTGAAAAGATGGCTGCTAAAGCGGCTAAGGCAGGTTTTTTAACATTCGGTCGCGGTAAATTTCCGGAGGAAACGGAGGTAGGAGAAATGGCAGCTCTAGATTATAAGACCTTGATTGAGAATGCCTTTCTTTTAACGAATGATTGGAAGAAGGCTCAAGAAATTGCTGATACAAAATTTGGCGTTCTATGGAATGTTTCGGAAACAAACAACGGAAAGCTGATGAAGATACCCCCTGAAGCTTATTATGATACAAGCTTTATCAAGCCCGATGCTATGCGTGAGCAGTTGAAAGAGGATCTAAGGTTTATTAAGGATGATGTTGTAGGATCTAATATTGATTTTAATGAGACTTCCGCTATTTTAGTCACGGATCGTCAAACAATAGATGAAGCCGAAAGTACCGGAGAGCCTAGTTATATTGTTAAAGTACGTAATGATTTAGGTATCCCTGTAACACTGGAAGTCAACAACAAGCCATTTAGGTGGAAGCCTGACATGAACCAGTTAAGCTTACTTAGAAACATTGAGCTACAACAACAAGCCGTTTCGGAGGAAAAATCAGAAAACGAGCGACACAAAAACCTTAAGCTCATGGAAATAATTGTGCGTTCTTTTCCAACTTTCTTGGACTATAATAAAGATGCTAGAGAGTTGATCGAAAGAGGCATAGAACAATCCGTACATGAGCCCGAGCTCAACTTTTTATATCAGTTGTTCGAGAAGTTTTGGGAGAAAAATAAAGAAGCACAAGCAACGCTTCGAGAAACAATACGTGCCAATAATAAAAAATTTGAAGAAGCTCTATTCGTTCAGTAATGCCTTTTTATGATCCAGAGACTAATCAAAAAATTGTAGGAATCTTCCCCTATAACTTAGCTCGTGATAATCAGTCTATTAGTTCGTTACATTTTAACAGGCCTCAAGTTGAAATAAAAGAGCGTCCTACGTTTGATGAGACGTTTGCCGCATCACTCGGAGAATATAGTGGTTTCGTTAATTTGCCTGATTTCATACGCAATCAACTTAGGAAGATAACTCCTAGGGAACGTGGATTTAATCCCTACGAAGGACTTGAAGGTACCCCATATGCTCGATTTACGGATGAATTTGCATACGCTAATAACGAGCAAGACAAGGAATTGATTAAAGCACGTATCGATTATCATTTGCAAAACCAAGAAGTGCTTATGCAATCGGGGTTGTTGGGTGTAGGTACAAGTATGGTTGCCGGACTTTTAGGTCCCGGGTCTTTGATTCCCGTAGGAGGCACTCTCAATGCTCTTATTAAAGGCGGTAGTTTATTAAAAAACGCAGCTAGAGGGGCATTTGTATTAAGCAGTATGAGTGCGGGCGGTGAACTTGTGGATCAAGCTATCTTACAAATGGGAACTGATGTAAGAACATGGGGAGAATCCATACAAGATATTACCGGAGCAACTGTATTAGGTGGATTACTCGGTGCGGGTATAGGGATGTCAACGGCTCGTTCACTCAACCTAAGCAATAAGTTAGAAGAAATCTTTAAGTTACCGCCTGTTAATGAGCGCATGCATGGGGATACTATAACAGCTCCGAGTTGGCAAGAAGCTCAAGTAAAACTTAAAAGAGAAGGTTTAATAAGCAAGCTGCCTAAACTAGGTCCGGGTACAAGAACATTGAGTTCTGAGTTATCTTCGAGCAGAAAGGCTTCAGCCAATTTAGCGGAGACCGGGATTATTATTGAGGGAGAGAAGCTGAATCCGGCGGTAGAAACGGTTATAAGATCACGCATGGGACAGATCGGCAAGCGGATGGAAAATGTTTTTTTAGATGAATTTAGAAACTATGTAGACCGCATAGGGGCACGAGGTCCTGTACAATCCTTTAATACTTTTTTTCGACAAGGAGGCCGATTCGATGAATTCTCCGAGCAATTAGCGTTTGCGTTAAGGCGTGGAGATGCAAGTGACATCCCCGAGATAGAGAAGGCAGCTGCAGCATGGCGACGTGAGATGGATGCCATTACACAAGAAGCTTTAGATTTAGATCTTTATGGTATTAAAGCTCGAAAAGTAACGTTTGCTCAGGAAAAGTTAACTAAGGTCGAGAAGGAAGTAGCGAAGCTTGAAAAGCAGTTAGAAAAGCTACAGGATAAAACACAGGCGAAGACTAAACGCGGACGTAAGGCAGCCGGCACACGCGTTAAGCGAGCTAAGAATAAGCTCGAAGAAGCTAGAATACGTCTTGGTGATTCAATGAAAAACTTAGAGGACGCCCAAAACTTTAAGCCTACTCTATCGGATTTGAATGTTGGAAAGACCGCTAAGAGTTATTTTCCGAGACTGTACAATAAGCAGAAGATTAAAAATAACCCTGATCAATTTGAATCTACTATAGCAGATCACTTTCAAAATGCCTATGGGTTAGATGATGCCCAAGCTCGCAGACTATCGAAGGAAGTTTACAACAAAATTATAGGCACTCCCGAAGGCCGAGTATTAGCGTATGATCCTTTTATTACGGAGCGCGGGCCGCTTAAGGGTAGAACACTTAATATACCTGACACCGTACTTGAACCGTTCTTAATTAATGATTCGCCTTTAGTCTTTGATCGTTTCTTAAGAACGGTGATGACGGACATTGAGCTTACTAAGCGCTTTGGGGATGTGAACGCTACAGATGCAATTAAGGCGATTAAGACGGAAGCGGACATACTTGAGGATTTAAATCCCTCTCAAAAGGGAAAGATACGTAGAGTTCGTGATAGTGATATCAAAGACATACAAGGGATGATCAATCGATTAAGGGGCCTTGAAGGGTTAGCTTATGAGGACGGGGCCGCTTATTCCGTACTACGGACTCTGCGTAATTGGAATAACTCTAGGTTGATGGGATCCTTAGGACTGAATGTGTTTACGGATATTGGACAGATGGTGTTGCAAAATGGGTTCTTTAGAACGTTCGGATCTATGGCTAAGTTGTTTACCATGAAGGTGTCCAACCCGAAAGCCTATAAAGCACTCTCTGAAGATCTGGAAGCAATGGCCGTAGGCATTGATGCATTTTCTAACTCCAGACGTAGTTTGTATGAGATAGGAACCAATGAGCCATTAGGCAATCGTGTAGAACAATTGAGTAAACGTCTTGCCAATGCTACATTTAAAGCGTCAATGATGTCCAATATTGACGGCTTCACTAAAAAAGTATCAGGCTATGCCGCAGCTGAGAGAATACGACGGAATGTTATTAAAGGAGCATCCAATATTAGCACTGCGGAAAGACGTTGGATGAGAAACCTAGGTATTGGTGATGAAAGCTACGCCTCTATCAATGCTCAGATCAAAAGATTTTCTAGGAAAGAAGATGCTTTTCGAGTATTTAATACCCTTAAGTGGACCAATACTGAGGCATTAGAACAATTTACGGCGGCTCTTAAGAAGGTAGAAAATATAAGTATTATTACTCCGGGGGTAGGGGATGCTCCTTTGATATTCGATAATCCGGCATGGCAGTTATTGTTTCAGTATAAACGCTTTGCTTTGGCTGCGATGAATAGATCTTTAATACCGGCACTTCAACGCACGGATGCAGGTGTTTTTGCCGGACTTAGCACGATGTTCTCGGGGGGTATTATGAGGGAATGCATAAAGGAACTATTAGCGGGCCGGGATCCTAAAGAAATGGACACGGAACGTTTAATTAAAAATGCGTTTCTGCGTATGGATACCTTGGCTTATATACCTGATCTTTGGGATGAAGCATCTTCTTTAATCGGGGAGTCTCCTTACGGAGAGAACGCAATTTCACGGGCATTCGGACCTACAAGCGGACTCATCGGCAATACTATTCCCAATACATTTCAGGGAGTAAAAAATCTACTACAAGGTGAGGCTATGACAAAACAACAAGTGCGAGCCGCACGACAACTTTTACCCTTCCAGAATCTCTATTACATTAATGGTTTATTGACTTACACGGAAAAAGCGATTAATGAAGAACTAGGCAACTTTTAATACTTTTTCTTAATACTACCCACATTAACTCATGGCTGTTACCGTAAACAATAGAGCCGTTCAATATACAGCGACGGCATCACAAACAGTATTTACTTACGATTTCCCTATTGATAATCAAAGCAGCCTTGTAGTTATTAAGACGGACGGAACAACAAAAGTAAATACAACACTTACCTATTCAACTAATTATACCCTGACCGGGGTAGGAGATGAGTCAGGAGGAACCGTAGTGCTCACCAGCGGTGCTACAGCGGGTGACATCTACACGATCTATGGCGACACCCCAGAAGCTCGCAATAGTGACTTCACAGGCGTTGCGCAAATCACACCTGCGGCTTTAAATACTCAATTTGATAATCTTACCAAGCAGACTCAACAGAATCGAAGAGATATAGACCGCAGCATTCGTGTGCCGATTACCGACAATCTAGATTCAATAGATATGGTTGTACCTTCCGGAGCGAGTGATCGCGGGGATAAGTACATGAAGTTTTCTTCAAACGGATTGAGTTTAGAGTTAGACGCAGGCACGACCTCTTCAGCTCCGGCGGGCGGTTCAGATACGCAAATACAATATAATAACTCCGGAGATTTGGCAGGCGACAGTGGTTTTACTACAGACGGGGCAGGTTCAATCAATATTGTCGGAGATTTAGATATTGATAATATTAATCTTAACGCTAATGCAATCACTACGGCATCAGGTGATTTAGACATTACGCCTAGTTCAGGACTTACGGATTTTTCAGCAAGCACTGAAGCTCTTCACATACCAACGGGTACAACGGCACAACGCCCTAGTTCTCCGGCAGCAGGATATATTAGATTTAATACGACTACGAATAATTTAGAATCCTATGATGGTTCTCAATGGATCACTCAATCAGGAGGTAGCGGAGATGTGACGGGACCCGGGAGTTCTACGGATAATGCAGTTGTAAGGTTTGACGGAACCGGAGGAACTTTGATTCAAGACTCATCCGTTTTAATTGACGACTCAGACGCAGTAACAGGCATTACTTCTCTTGATGTAGATAATATTAATATTAATGGAAATACCATTTCATCTACGGATACCAATGGAGATGTTGTAATAGATCCTAATGGAACGGGTAATGTGGATATCGGAAACTATACATTTGATGCAGATCAAACTGTAGGTGCAGGCCAAGATGATTATGTTATGACCTATGATAACAGTAGCGGTCTTGTATCACTAGAAGCCGCAGCTTCAGGAGGTGGAGGTGTTCAGGCGTATATCTATTTTACTTCAATAACAACAACCTCAATCACTGAATCTTCGAATGTGAGTTCATTGACTGATAATGGTACGGGAGATACAACAATTAATTTTACTAATAACTTTTCTTCATCTACTTATTCAGCTGCCGGATGTTCAGCCCCCGGAAATGGGAGATGGTTATCATTTTATGATGGCACAGTAGCGACCGCATCAGCTGCCGGGGCATTAACAGCGTCATCATGTAGAGTGGCTTATATAACTTTATTAGATGCTGTGCCACAAACTCTTATATTTGTAGGAACATTAGCTTAATAATTATGAATAAAAGAATAGTATATAAGGATGCTGAAGGTACAAAGGTTGTTGTACCCGCTCAAGCCGCATTTGACTCCAACTCATTTGATTACAAAAGCATTTGTAATCAAACAGGAAAGAAAACACTTACAGATAGCGACATCATTGAGTTCATTAAATCAAAGGCGATACCTGAAAATACAGAGAATCACATTATAGAAGATAAAGATCTTCCTGTTGATAGATATTTTCGTAATGCATGGGAAATTAATAATTCCGGGAAGATCTTTATTGATATAAAAAAGGCTAAAGATATCAAAAAACAATATTTCAGAGATATAAGAAAACCTCTATTAGAAATGTTAGATATAAAAGTATTTCAAGCTGATGAAGCTGGTGATTTAGTTAAGAAAGCAAAGCTTGTGAAAATGAAGGCTGATCTTAGAAATGTAACGGATATGAAACTTCCTGATGATGAAGAAGAACTTAAATCATTAATGCCTGATATATTAAAAGAAGATTACTATAAGGACATATAGATATGCCTGTACAAAAAACAAAGTCAGGGGGCTTTAAATGGGGGGAATCCGGTAAAATTTACTATGGTAAGGATGCAAAGAATAAAGCATCCAAGCAAGGTCGAGCGATTAAAGCATCTCAAACACGCAACAAGAAAGGAAAATAGATTATGCCTAAAGGAAAAGGATACGCAGGAGGTAAGGGTAGAGGCAAGGGAATGAAACCGAAGCCGAGACGTTAAGACATGTTGATGAGCATCTCTGATCAGCACTTTGACATCCTCCTCGTCCTGAAGAGACAAGGATTCCCCATTGAGAGATTCGACTTTACAGTCTCATCAGGTTCCTTTAATCGTCCGCAAACTGCGGCTTCAGTTTCCAAGGCCTTGGGATTTTCGTGGTTTTTGAAAATCCCTTCCCGCATGCCCTGCGGTACTACAGTAACCATTCCATTACTTTTGTT